TCCTCAAGAACGCCGAGATGACGCGGCAGATCGAAGAGTGACCTCCCATTTTCACCCCAGAAATGGGGTACAAAGTGGGAAATTGTCTCGATCGCTCGCCGGCCGGTACCGATGAAAGTGGGAAATACCCCCAAAAGTGGGGGAAAATTGCCCCCTGACGTGGTTGAGATCCTCAAGGACCCGGAAACTAAGCGACAGTTCCTAACGCTCAAGCCTGAGCAGCAGGTTGCGTGGGCGTGGCGGATGAAGTGGCTTCAGAAGGCGCACAAGCACCAGATCCTGCCTCCCGGTGACTGGTGGTCAGTCTGGCTCCTGCTGGCCGGCAGAGGAGCGGGGAAGACCCGTACAGCCGCGGAGCAGGTGGCGTGGTGGGCATGGACACAACCCGGCACTCGCTGGCTTGTAGCGGCCCCCACGAGCAGTGATGTGCGCTCGACTTGCTTCGAGGGCGATAGCGGGTTGATCTCGGTTATTCCGCAGGCGCTAATCGCGGACTACAACAAGGCGCTGCACGAGATCAAGTTGACTAACGGTTCGCTGATCAAAGGGATCCCCGCGAGTGAGCCCGAGCGCTTCCGCGGTCCGCAGTTTCACGGCGCGTGGTGCGACGAGCTAGCCGCTTGGGATTATCTGCAGGAGGCGTGGGATCAGATCCAGTTCGGTGTGCGCCTAGGGGCGCGTACGTACATTGTGTGTACAACGACCCCGCGGCCGAAGGACTTAATCATTGATCTGATTGGCCGGGACGGTGACGACGTAGCGGTGACTACGGCATCGACGTACACCAACCTCGACAACCTGTCGGCGAACTTCCGTAAGCAGATCCTGCAGTACGAGGGCACCACGCTAGGCCGGCAGGAGATCTACGCCGAGATCATTGATCCCGAGGAGTCGGGTATCGTCAAGCGCGATATGTTCAAGCTCTGGCCCGACGGCAAGCCGTTCCCCAAGTTTGAGTACATCATCCAGTCCTATGACGTTGCGACCAGCGAGAAGGTCCAGAACGATCCGACTGCGTGCATTACCTTCGGCGTGTTCAAACCCTTGGACGGCCCGATGGCCGTGATGGTCATTGATTGCTGGCAGGAGCGGCTGCAGTACCCCGACCTGCGGCCGAAGGTGGTCGAGGAGTACGGCGCTGTCTACGGGGAAGGGAAGGAAAAGAAGCGGGTAGACCTGCTGCTGATCGAGGACAAGTCCGCGGGGATCTCGCTGATTCAGGACCTTCAACGGGCGCACCTGCCGATCCGGGCGTACAACCCCGGCAGGGCCGACAAGATGCAGCGGCTGAACATTGTGTCCAACATCATCGCCCGAGGGCGGGTGTGGATCCCTGAGAGCAGCACAAGGAAGGGATATGTGCGGGATTGGGCGGAAGGCTTTGTATCGCAGATCTGCTCGTTCCCTGAGTCCACTCATGACGACTTCGTGGATGCGTGCACGCAAGCCCTTCGGTTCTTACGGGATAGCGGTTGGTTGGAGATCGATCCGCCTCCCGAGGAGGATTGGGACGAAGATGATTACGCAGACACCGGGCGATCGCGCCGGGTAGTGAACCCGTATGCGCAATAAACCTGTCATCAGGATGATGGGATACGCAAGTAAAATGCTGGTGGGCGATGTGCCCTACTCGAAGGAGGTGATCATGGTGGGTGGATTCTTTGATGGCGACGACAAGTCGATCGCTGTTGTAGCGGAGCGGATTGAGTTTGAGGCCGAGCACAATGTCTCGGAGTATTCAGAGCAGACGATCGAGAACTTCAACTTGACGGTAGCGTTGCTGAATTGCGCAGGCGACATGGTCAAGCGCATCGACTACCTCCTGAACGGAGACGAAGACGAGGACACGTTTCTCGCGCTTTGGGCTGATCGTTTTGGCGTTGCAGAGTCCGAAGATGCCGAGGATGCTGAGGACGAGGAAGGTGAGTACGACGAGCAGACCGACGCCTAACTAACGTCGATCAGGTTACCCCGGAAGTCCAGCATCCCTTCGGAGTGCTTCCGGGCAATCTCTGGCCACATCAGTTGGCCGTTGCGAATCGTTAGTACCGCAAACCCAGAGCGCCAATTGGCCGGGTTGTCTTCCATGTAATCGCTGAACTGTGGGCCGTCAGTGTCCGCCAATGTTCCGGTATCTATACCGAATCTCGTGCCGTTATAGTCATCAAACGGGGTGACTTTGAGGCTGTGCAGGTGCCCAGTCACTATCGATTTGCCGCTCGTCACGGCGTTGTTGTGGGTAGCGTGCACGCCTCCCTTATATCGGTGCTTGATAACTAAATCAGGAGTTGGCCAGCACGTCCAGCAGGGGTGCCACTTAGGGAAGTGCTCTTTGAGGGTGAGGCCGCCAACCCCCTCAAATTCGGGCACGAATGCGCTCAGGCGCGACTCAAACCTAGCGTCATGGTTACCGAGTGGCCAGATCAATTGCGTGTGATGGCGAGCCTTGTGGCAGGCTTCCTCAATCTCGGTCATGGCTTCCTTGCAGGCATCTAGCTCTTGCTTAACCGAGGGCCTGCTGCTCCAGCCCGATCTAGGATGTCGGCTGATCGAGGCCCCGTCGAATATGTCGCCGTTAGCGACGACCATGTGAGGCTTTAAAGTCTTTATAGCCCACAGGAGGCCTTTAAAGGCAGTTGTACGGATACCCGGCCAGAAGTGCGCGTCGGAGAATACGAGGATGACACCGTCCGTTATGCCGCCTTGGTGCCGGTACTTAACGAGGTGAAGCTGTGGCTGGGGACAAGAAAGATTAGGGCGCTCGGAGGGGAGCGTGATGCCGTACTGCAGTTCGATTCTGCGGCGTCTTGTGTGTACGTTGCGCACTAGCCTGCCGAGTTCGTCGGCGACCTTCTGGGGGCTACGGAGCCGCTCCCAGAGTTTGATGAACTCATCGTCGGTGATTCTCATAGCGTGCCCATTTGTTGTGCAGACCGCTTGATACCAGAGGGTAGAAGGGTTGTCTAGCGCACAATGAAGACACAAAGGTGTTGACGACTTGCATCTAGATGAACTAACATTCACGGGTGAGGTGTAGAAGCCTAACAAGAGAGCCGTTAAGCCTGATCCCGACCCCGTAAGGGGTAGCGTCCCAAAAGGATGTTCTTCTACCGGGGTCAGACTTAACGGCTTTTTTACGTTCTACGTTTTGCCGTACCCTTCGCGTTAGCAGAGCACCTACATGGGTGGCCGGGGAGAGAACATAGGCTCGCGTACACCCGTTTGTGGCCTCGCGGCGTTCCAGAGCGACCGCACAAGACGGAGGTTCCCCAGTGTGACTTGGGACACCATCGAGTGAATCTGGCGTCCAGCGAGTGCTGGGAGGGGATCCAAAGAGAATCCCTCCGGGCAAGATGGCCCTCCGGGTGGTAAGAAACCGGGCGTGTCACCTTGGGCGAACTATGACCAAAGAGAGGGGAAGATGATTGATAGTCCGGTTTTTGTGTCGTTCTTCACGCCGAACGGCAAGTATCCCGAGTTAGCAGAGAAGTTGAAGGCGTCGCTTGACAAGTTTGAGTTGAATTGGGACGTGATGGAGTTGCCGCAGTTTCCGAGTTGGCAAGAGGCGGTGGCATACAAACCGCGGTTTATTTTAGGGATGTTGGAGTTCCACAAGCGTCCTGTGGTTTGGATGGATATTGACACTGAGGTGTGGCAGTTCCCGGAGATGTTGTTTGGTCCGCATGACTTCGCGGTATACAACTGGGCGGCCGACACGGATCACCACTTGGATGGCCGGGTGGAGCGGGACAAAATGTTGTGTTCGAGCGGCGTAGTCAAGTTTGGTTGGACTAATGGCGCGTACAATCTGCTCAAGCGTTGGCAGGAGAGGATGGTAGGCCGGGAGTCTGCTGATGATCCTGAGTTGGATTGGGTGTACAACGAGGGCGCTGACGTAAACCCGTTGTGGTTGCCCAAGACGTACAACCGGATGGACAAGCACACGCATCATTGGTCATCAATACCCGCGGATGAGGTTGTGATCAATCACGACTACACCGGCGGACGGCATGGATAAGTGGGTTGTCCACAAGGGGTACGAGGGGTTTGCGGACAGGTTGACAAGCCTGTCGTACTGTCTTGACATTGCGGTCAAGTACAACCGGCGGCTGTACGTTGATTGGACGGACGACTGCTGGGTATAGGGTTTCTACCGGTACTTTAGCGTTGATGGGTTTGATGACCACCTACCGCAGGGTGAATGCTACCCGGAGTTTTGGACTGGTGCGTTGGCCAAGCCTAACGGAAACTGGGCGTACCGGGTTCAGGACCTAGTTGAGTTCGACCTGAAGAAAGCTGACGGGGATGTAGCGGTCTGGGTGCATCCGAATATGTGGTATCGGGAGTGGAACTTCGGCAGCCTAGCGAAGCGCCTGAAAATGAGGCGATCGCCTGAGTTGGAAAAGATGCTCAATGTGAGACCGCAGAAGGTTGTGCATCTGAGGGGCACGGACAAGGAGCACGAGCCGGCAAGGTTTGAGATGCTGCTTGAGGAGCACGGTGATGCCGCGGTGCTGTCTGACGATCGGCGGCTAGTTGACCGGTGGCTGGAGAGGTATCCGGATGCTGTAGTTCTGACGGACATCTTGACGGATGACGACAGGGGTGCGCACAAGGTTGGGGTGAAGGGGAGGACGCGGCACGAGGTTAACTTGCGTGTGATTGCGGACTTCATGACGTTAGCGTTCGCGCCGGAGGCGGTGGCATTGATTGAGGATAGTTACTTCTTCAAGTACGCGAGGATCTACGGCGGGTGCTACAAAGATCAGATGACTTGACAGCCTAGGCGCGATATGATGGCGGATCTACGCAAGGAGCCGTTATGGGCCGCAGCACTGCCAGCAATCCAAAGCCGTTTGACCATTCTGAAGCGGCCACCGCGTTG